ATGACAAAACTGATAATTTGTTCCATAAATATAATCACTTGATGCAATAATCATATACAACTTTTGTTCTTCTGCTAGTTTCTTCATGATTTCCGTATAAGTAATATTTTCATGATTAATAAATACACCAATACCCATCATTAATAATACCTTCCAAGAATTTTTTACACCTTTTAATGCCATGATATCACAAACAATTTGTTCATCTACATTACTAGTAAATGCACATTCAGATGTCTGTAAGTTTGCTGTCCATTTATCTAGATGCATTTTTTTATTAGGAATAAATGCATCGTTTAGAGATGCGGATTTTATTAAACTCCTTAATGAGTTGACTTCATTTGTTAATTTATTCAACTTACCCTTACTTTCCATTTCTTCAGGAGAATCACGTGACATTTTCTTAGAATCCTTACTGCTTTTATTTCTACCAGTAATAGTGCTACCATTATGAAAACTAGATACATTATTTTTAGCTTGTTGTTCACCTTGTTCTTTTATTGTATCTACCTCTGATTCTAACACATGTAAGCGCTCATTAATAGCATTATTATATTCAATTTTCTTCATCAATTCATCCATAACTATTCCAGGTATGTTTGCTTGTTGGATGCAAAACTTAGCAATTTTTTCTACATCATTGGAAATAAATATAGTTGGCCCAGATGTCAAAGTATAAGCATCTTTTGTAGTAACATAAACTCCTGATGTTCCGACGGGTTCTTTATTTGGTATTTGTTCGCTAGCCAGTCTAGTAAGAGGAGTACCAGCAAAAGCAGAACTATTAGTGAGTCCTGATTCAATGGTTACACCAGGACCTATGCTTTTCACCTTTGCAATTTTATTACCCTTTGCATCAATACTAGAATTTTCTACAATTCTAGGCTTTCTCAAACGCATAAAATGTCTGTAAATAATTGGCCAATTATCTGCGGAAATATTTTGTAGAAGATTTATATAATACATTTTAATATTTTTCATATTTATATCATCAAGTGTTTCAAAATGACGTTCCAAATTTGTTTTTGAATTTCCATAATGATTCGCATTTACATATTCAATGAATTCACAAATCTCTTTTAAATCAAAATAACGCAACATAGTTAAATGTTCACTACAATGTTTTGCTATTTTTAACACATTAGAATATGTATCACTTAAATAATGTGGCAGAACAACCAAACCATCTTTATTAATAATTGGGATAGATTTTTTACAATCGTGACTTACAATATTGCAAATTTCAGCTCCAGGAAATTTAGTCAAGAAATCTGGGAGAGTTTCAGTAAGCTCATGTTGTTTAGGTAATGTTGCCGATGATAAAACCATATTTGGAATCATATTTTGTTTCCAGTTAGCCTGGATTGTCTTATGAATATCGTGCGAACTATAGTCCATAGTGATGGTTGGTTCATCCCAATAGGTAATAATATTTTCTGCTTCAAAGAATGCAAGCATATAATACATAGCAGGTAGATAAGAGCGAATATCACAAATAATTATTTCTACATTATCACCAACACTATTATCTACTTTTCCAATACCACCAGTGCGTTTATTTCTAGTAAATACCTTTGCAGCAAAATAATGCAAACGAATATCATCAGCACTTGAGCACCCAAAGGCAAATGCAATTTTCTTTTTTACTGAAATAGCAGCTTTTGCCAAAGCTAAACCAACATGTCTAGCAGCACATACAAAGATAATTTTTTTTTGTTCCGATAAAGCAATAGGGGTTAAAGTCTTACCTGTACCTGTTGGTGCCATATACAAAACCAATTTAGGTGTCGCACTTTTGCATATCGTGAATATTTCTTTCTGATGCTCATATAGAGTTAAATCTGAATATTTTAATAAGCTTTCGTTTTTTTCAATAAAATCTACTGCATTTTGAATAATAGAAATTTTTTCAATATTTTGTTCAAATAGACTTAATACACGATTTGTTAGATCTATAATGTGTCTATTAAGTCGCATAATATTATTGCGTATTAGTTTATAAAGTGTATAATAATGAGAATGAAACATTTTTTTATTAGTAATACTATGACTTTTTAATAATTTTTCTATATGGTCAAGCAGTAGAAACTCATAAATATCATTTTTTTTAAGAGAATTTTCATCAAACCTCTCTAACCTAACTCTATCAATAGAGTTTATTTTTGCATCACTATCTAATTTTATAAATTTATAATTAGGATATAAATTTTTTAGTTCTGTTTCAACTTTATTAACACGATCTCGCAAATATTTATTATATAAATAATCTTCCATTTTTTCTGAATACTCTATCTTCAAAAATGTAAAGATAGAATTATTATTGTTTATCTTTACATTAACATTATGATATCCTTGCATAATCATATTTAATACATTCATTTCATCATGAGAAACTGCTATCTCAATAGAGTCCCATTCTGATTTATTAAGCTTTCTTTGTTGTAAATCCATTGTATGATTGTTAGAATATGTAGTATTGTCTTTATATTTATTTTTAATGTCATTTTTTTTTAAAATTGAAATAAAAATAAACATAAAGTTAAAGTCATAACTATACAATACAATGTCTCAACCTAATTATTTGATTGTTTCTATTGAAGGTAATATTGGTTCTGGTAAATCCACATTGATGGAAAATCTTAAAAAAACATATAAAAATAATAAACAGGTTATTTTCTTAAAAGAACCGGTAGATGAATGGGAAAATATAAAGGATTTTAATGGTATAACAATTTTGGAGAAATTTTATGCTGACCAAGAAAAATATTCATTTGCGTTCCAAATGATGGCTTATGTTTCTAGGTTAAAAGTATTACGTGATGCACTAAATTCAAACGATACAGAAAGTGATAAAAAATATATAATTATTACAGAGCGAAGTCTAAATACTGACCGCTATGTATTTGCAAAAATGCTATATGAAGCCGGTAAAATGGAAGATGTGTTTTATCAAATATATTTAAATTGGTTTGATACATTTTCACAAGAATTTCCTCTACATAAAATCGTATATGTAAAAGTAGAACCGGCTATTTGTCATACTAGAATTTCAAAAAGAGCTAGAGAAGGCGAAGATTGTATTCCAGTTGAATATTTAGACGCATGTCATAAATATCACGAAGAAATGTTGCAAAATATTGATCAAAATGTAGAAAAATTGATTTTAGACGGAAATGTAGACATTCATGAAAATACAACTCAAATGGAAGATTGGTTATATGAAGTTAACTATTTTATTAGTTAGAAAATAAAATTATATAAAAATACTATATATTTGTAACAAAAAATAAAAATCCTATTGTTCAATCTCCTCATTGCCAAGAATTTATAGAAATTTTTGAAATAAATTGTGCATTTTTTTGTCATGCAATATCTAAAGTATCTGGTCAACAAATTGATCCCATACGTCAAAAGAAGTTTGTGATCAATACATTAAAGATGAACTAATATTTGGATGTGAAAAACCAATTAGAGTCATTATTAAAGATAGCATATTAGTTACAGAAATTTGTGAATATATATATAAAAAAATTGAAATTAAATTTATTTTAAAAATAATACTACACTAATACACCTATGAAAATTATGAAAACATCTTTAACAATATCTTCTTTAATTAATCGTTGTTTTGATTATGTGAATGATTCGACACATTTTTATAAAATTGACGAATCTCATGGTTTAAAACATAGTATGGAAGTATTTGGATTTGCAAAACGTATTTATGATAGCGAAATTTCTAAAAATCCCTATTTAGATTTTCAAAAAGAAATTATATTTGGTACAGCAATAGGTCACGATATGTGCGATAAAAAGTATATGAACGAACAAGAAGGTATTATTAAATATACAAAATATTTATCTGACTTTATGACACCAAATGATTTAGAAATAATGAGAGAAATAATTTCTACGATGTCTTATTCAAAAGTAAAGACAAATGGATTTCCTGACTTAGGCGAATATCAGTTAGCATATCATATTGTGAGAGAAGCAGACTTACTTGCTGCTTATGATATTGATAGATGTATCATGTATACTATGCATAGAGACAATTGTAAATATACAGAAGCGTTAAAAGAAGCATTTGAATTATTTGACTATAGAGTATTTAAAATGCGTTCAGATAGACTTTTTAAAACTGCTTATTCTAGAAAAGAGTCATTGAAGCTGCATCGGAAAGCAAAAAAAGATGTTGCATGTTTAAAAGATATATTAAATTTGTAAAAAAATATTATTAATATAATTTATAAATGTCAAAAAGTTTAGGAAAAACTGAATTTAGAGGAAAACAAATTAATGGTAACACATTTACAGCAAGTAATAGTATATCTGCTTCTGGAACAACGATAGATGATTCTTTAAATACTACGTTTAATACTTCAATAAAATTAACCGATTTAATGATAAATAATATAAATCCTAAAGTTGTTGAAATTACTGATTATAAAATCATATTAGAAATTGAAAATGATATTAATAAACAACAAATAGAGTTGCAGAATATAACACAAAATGATTATTATTATACATATTATGATAAAAACTATATTACATATGAACCTGTCCAATATTTAAATAATTGTTATAGCGTATCCTTTAATTTTTGGTTTTCTAAAGAAGAACAAATTATACCTTATTTTTATTTTGTAAAAGATGGTGTTATAAGTGAGAAAAAAATGAATACAATAAATAGTAAAATAGATAGTTTTATTAATATTTCATTTGGTCCTTTTCAAAAAAGAAATCAAAAAGATCGCCCAACTGAAGTTTATATTGGATTAAAAACAAATACAGATATAATATTTTTTAAACATCACAAAATTTTAAATTTTGATGATTACGTTTTTGAATCAAAAAATAATTTGAATTTAAATTTCATGTTAGTTAGTTGTTTCTTAGTTCAAAATCCAACTGTACCTGATTTATTTAATAAGTTTACAACTATAGCAAAAAATAATAATGCAAATTTTGTATTATCTGTAGGTGATATTATTTATATAGATTCATCAGATATTAGTTCACAAATATCAATGCAAAGTTCATATACAGAGTTAAAAGAATATTCTAGATTACAAGGTTTATTTTCAAACTCTACATGGATTACATGTAATGATGATCACGAGTTTTCTTATAATGATGGAAATAAAAATGCTCCTATAATAAAAATATTAAGAGAAAAATTTAGTGATAATTTTCCTATAGTTTCACAAGTTTCAAATGATTACCGAGCTAATATTCAAATTATTAGTACCATAACATTTATAGCATTAGATTCAGTTAGTTGTAGAACAATAAATCCTAAACCAAAAGATAAATATGATGAGTATTTGACAATTTTGGGACCAGAACAATTACAATTTCTATTAGATGGACTTTCAAATGTTTATTCAACATTTGGTGAAAATGGATTATGTTTTGTATTAGTTGGAAAATCTATGTTTGGTGAACAAAGTGGATCAACTTTTTTATATTGTCCACATGAAAGAGAGAAAATTTTTAATTATATTAAAGAATTAGGGCTAAGAAATGTTTGTTTTTTATGTGGTGATTCTCATTTTTCTGATGTTTCAGAATATAAAGTAAATGTTGAAACTAACCAAATTATTAGAGAAATAAGATGTTCTGCATTAGGTTCTCCACCAAGAAATGGTGATATTAATGAAAGTAGAGTACCTGGTTCATTGGTTAATATAAATAATTTTGGAAAA